GGGACTTTCTCACTGAGCTTCCCATACATCAGAAGTCCAGTTTCCATCTTGCCACTTACTTCATCCTTCATCAGACCTATATGTCCAGTTACCAGGACATGGCAGGGATAGCCCATGAGAACTCCGAGCCAGTCTACGGCCGTGAGTTGCTGAACGAGATAATCCTGGAGCTGGGGATTAGAACCCTTGCGAGTCTTCCCTCCAGATCCACGGCGGAGAATCTCATACATCAAGCTATCACTCCACTTAGTGATGGAGTCCAAAGCATAAGTACCAATGTGGTCAAACAAGCCTTCACGCTGTCGGTCCTGCATCTCTTTTTCCCACTCACCGAATGCGTAAGGATCTTTCCATGAGTCACCTTCCCACCGATTGTCAACTATGATGTCTCCCTTATCAATGAGAGGCTGAAGCGCGGCTGTCTTCGTGCCGCCTGGATCAAAGGAGTCAATGAAGATAGGCTTAGGACAGGTTGAAATGAGCTGGGTCTTACCTGTCCCGAAGTCTCCATAGACCAGGAAGTTAGAGAACTGACTGGCACTAGAAGCATAACGCTCACGAGTCTTAAGCGCACGCTCTTGGACCTTGAGGAACTTAGGACTTTCAGTCATTCCTTAGCTCCTTCCGGCAACTCACTTCTATTACGTCTCCATTCAAGGATGCTACTGCACTCTGATATAAGTCTTATGAGATCATCCTCAGATGGATTTTTTATCTTAGCTACTATCCCATCAACTCCTTTAGAGACTTCTACTGACTCGGCTATCATAGTCACAGAGTTCCGCTTAGCCATTAGGTCCGTGTCCTATTCTTGACATCTATCATTCGAGTCTCTTCGGTGTGAGTATCGATAGAGTCATTGATCCTTCTAAGCCTTTCATCTATATCATCCAAGCTATCTACTATTTTAGCAGTAGCATCTTTTACAGCTATAGCTAACTCTCGTATAACCTCTACATACTCTTCATCATTCATAGCTCAACGGTCTCCCTTACTCCAGGAATCTTACGAGGATCCCAGTGCTCTACGTGATAGCCTATCGGAGGGCTGTCAGCATATTGAAGTGGATTGTTCCACACACTACAATAGTCAAGAAAAGGACAAGGCCCATACTGGGTACATGACTCAGTATTACGAGGGAAAGCCTCTAAGACCTCGTCCTCTTCTTTAGAACTAGCCAAGCGGTTGAAATCATCCTGTATCATATCATACCAACGGGTGACTTCTACTAGCCAAGCTTGCATTGCAGCCAGGTTCTTACGAACAGGAACCCGGTGGAACTCATTGTCACGAGTGTTGGCATACGGCTCGCCATTAGCTTTAACGCGCGGAGGGTTAGCGAAGAAGACCCCATTGATCTTCACGCCATAGACTTCTTCCGGTTCAAACAAACAGAAGAGCACGTGGCTGTAAACAGAGACTTGCATCTTCTGTCTCCACTGTGCCGCCCACTTCGTGTTAAAGTAACTGCCAGTCTTATGCTCAAGGGAAAAGACGCCAGAGCCATCTCGACATATAGTATCGGTCTTGAAATATATAGGCTTATCTGGAGCTATCGCAACGCTCCCTGCGACCTCAATATGTAAGACTTCAAAGTCGTCTAAATCTTGGTAGGTTTGGACATACTGAGCGAGAGCCCTAAGAGCATTCCCTGGGTTCTTCGGAGCATTTCCTTCGTCCCAGGTCTCATCAAAGTGTTCCCGATAGTATTCCTCGAACTTCTTATATCCTTCGGCGGCGCTCTCAAGTGAGACGCCTTTCTCATAGAAGACTTCCATTGCCATGTGCCAGGCAGTTCCGAACTCCAGATGATTATTAGGAATCTCGGAGCGCCATCCGAGCACATACTCGAAGAAGTATCTGCGAGGACAGTTCATATAGGCTTGGAGTTTAGTCGCGTCCTGGACTTTCCAAGTCTCATGCTCGTCTATGTTGACTAGTGTAGACATAAGAGGAATGCGGAAGGCCCCGTGATGGCAGCCTTCCACATCGTCCTGGGGAGGACTAACCGCCCATCCTCTTCTGGAGTTCGGCCAACAGATCTTCCTGGCTGATCTCTCCACTCTTGACCTTATCGGCCAACAGGTCAAACGGATCGGCCTTCTTCTTACCACCGCCACGGCGAGCGACGCCAGGAGTATAAGACTGACCGGATTCAATAGCCTGTTCGGCGGAGTTATCACCGTTATCCAGGGTGGTACGAGCTGCGCCCTGAGCGCGGATGATGGCCTGAGCCACGAAGATGCTATGGACTACATCAGCACCGAACATCTCAGCGGCCTTTTCCAGGGTGTCCCCGAAGTCGCGCTCGAAAGAAACCGAACGGTCGGTCTTGGGACTTTTAACTTCGATACTAACTACGCCTGCCGGAAGTTGCGTTTCTTCAGTCACTGGTTTATCTCCCAGTTAGAGGGTTGTTTAAAACTCCATAACAATATGTTATGAAGAAGGGAGGTATAGAAGGTAAAAGCTTTAACACTTACTCCCCAAAAAGGTTAAAGATTCTTAAGTCGTATTTCTGCGCTCTCCCCAGTACACATAATACGAGCCCTTCTATACCAAGACTATACAAAGCTTACTCTTCTCCTTTCGGTCGTGACGGGAGTTCGACTTTATTTATCAGCCTACCTGCCAGGTCAAACAAAGCTACAGATCCGTCATGCACTATAGATTGGGGATCTATGAAAAACTCGTGCCTAACAATCATAGTATCTTTTCGTCCTGACGAAGTATGGACTTGGTGAGTACTGTACTTACAGCGCTTTATCATAGTTTCGACTTTCAAAATATTTATAATTAAATGTAATGTTAGTTTCCCAAGTTGTCAAGGAAAAAATACATTAGATGTAAAAATATTTTCAAACCTTTTTATACTTACAGGCTTTGAGAAATTTAGCCCTGTCAAAGTTTGAGTTAGCCGCCATCAGGTGAGCGGCAACTGTTAGCACTACAGATATCCAGGTGTCCAGTTCTACGGCCTCATAGCTATAGGCCAGCGAGTCGTAGTTTTTCCCCGATTTTGGCTTGCTTTCGGCCAGGGCTTCTGCGATTATCTTGTAATGTTTCCTTGTCATGGTTAGTCCCAGGTGTCTAAGAATTGTTGCCGGCTGGTTGAGTTCTGATCTTCCCAGTTTGACTTGACGTTTACCAGGATACGACGAACTGTTTGTAGTTGTGCCACCTCCTTTTCTGATAGAACATTAAGGCTTTTAATAGACTTCAAAGTCCCTATCATAAATCCAATCTGGCCCTTTGATCTATTCCTAGCGGATGCCCAGCTTTGGGCACGAGACATTTGTTTAGCTTTCTTCGCCATCATCATCCTCATCTGGAAAAGGTCCGATGAACAGCATAGCGTTGCCTACTATAGGCATTCCAGTTAATAAGCGAGCTAAAGTATTCTCTTTTAGTTTAAGCATAAGCCCATCTTCATTAATTACAAGTGCATAGATATTATCTACTGATGGAAAGTTTCTAACTATATCATCAATAATATAATTGGAGTCTATTTGAATAACTTCTATATATCCTCCAACATAGTCTTGCATCTCTTTCAAAGATGGTCCTTTGTTCCAGGTCTTTAAATTAAGATTAATACTAAGCTCTTCTTCGTCCTCTATTTCATCATCAGCTGATAACATCACAGCTCTTGTTAAAGTTGAACTTACCATTGCCTGTATCTCCAGTACTTAAACAGTTCATATAATAGTTTTAGTATGCAGTATACACAGGGAGCTAATAGTATAAGTACGTATATGCTCGAGAATATCTCCTTCACTTTTTAGGTTCCTGGTTAAAGGAAGAGTTATAGATTATTGTATCTTTGCTAAAAGTTGTGTTGAAGTAGCCTGTGTGATCTATCAGTAGCTGCTCCACAGCTTGCATCATGTTTGCAAACGCTACGGCATCATTAGTTGTGCAGTCTCTAACAAGACTACCCATAAGTTTTCCACCTTTATCTTCATCTCTCTTTATCGAAAAGACACCACCACTAGGTAGTTTGCCAGATATAAATACCTTAACTTCTTTAGTGAAGGTTACATCACTCATCTTTCTTCCTCCATTCTGGGTTCCAGTTTAGTATGGTTGAAAGTCCATCGAACTCTTCTTTGCACATCTGCGCCATGACTTCTGTGCGGCTGTCAAGATTCTTAACTTCTTCAACGTGTTCCAGAAGCCTGGCTAGTCTCTTTCCAAGAACTGTTAATCTATTATGTGGATTAGTGTCGAGCAGCTTAATAGCCCGCTCTGCGTCCACTTCTTCCATCATATTATTATCGACAGCTATGGAAATAATGTTGCGAAGGGCTGTGATAGCCCCTTCGCTGATAGGTTCATAACGGTAAAATTCACGAGACTTCGGCATCCGCAGTACCCCCTGATGGACTGATCCCATTCTGGAGAAGAAGTCTTCTAAGATTTTCATTCTCATCTTTCAAGACTTTTAATATGGGAGTGTTACGCTTTGGGAAACCTGCGTTTACGAGTCTTTTGTATGCGCCTCTAGGAAGAACGTAATCCTCGGGACTTAGTCTTTTCCCTTTTCGTTTCTCAGTATGAAGGAACACTAAGTCCACTGGCCAACTGTCATCATGCCTAGCCCAACTTAGGACAGTCGATGGGGCTACATCTAGTTTCTTCGCTATGTCAGGAAGGAACTCAAAGTGCCTTTCGTAACTCTTCCAGCCTCTCATAAGATATCATGCCCTCCATTAGAAAGCTCATCATCCTGAGCGAAGTCCTGGTTTTCCATCTGCTCGGAGTACCAACGATCACCATCGTCGTCAGGCGGTTCGTGGAAGTCATGATAGACAGAATCTGGATAGACAATCTCGAAAGACTTTGGAACATCTCTTTTGAATACAGGGGCTGGCTTGTCTCCGTCCCAGTCTATCTTGACTATCTCATATGCGTTTTCTTCGCTTAAGTCATACATAGCCAGGGCGTAAGACTCTCCATGACACATATAAATTAGGTCTAACGCATCGAGTGCCATTGGGATACTTGCATAGCCAGCTTGAAATGTGAAGCCCTGTTTGAAGGCTCCAGGATCAGATGTAAGTCTGACTTCAGTACTGTGAGGCCAGTACTTATTCATGTAACTTGAGCGGCTAGTCCAAGGACCTTTTAGAATGAAGGTCTCAAGATTAGTTCCCTGTAAGTGAAACTCATACCCTCCGAAACCATTTTGATTATCTTCATTATAAGCAAAGAAAGAAACTTGACCGCCTCGCGTGGCCCAGTAAAGATCAGCATACTTGCCAGTCTTTCTCTCATAATGAAAATCCCTAGTTTCATAAACTTTATCAACTAGGATCTCTATGTGGGGAAGGTTTCCCCACTTTTCCATCCAGTTGACTCGTGCATCCTCGATTCCAAAGACTGAGGATTCACCAGTTTCTTCTGGGGGCTGAAGATGGTCATCGTTCAGCGCCCTCGAGTTATCAGGATATGGCATCGCTGATACTCCTCCTTAAATAAGGGATGGTTACTACTTTAAACCGAGGCCGAATGCCCCGATCCTTTCTGATTAGATGAAGCCAGTTATCAGGGTTCATATAATCTCTACGATAGTGTTTCCCCATAGCTACGTAATCGGACCTTAAGTTAGGAGGATCCCAACATATTTCAAGGCCTGCCTCGATTACCTCTTTTCCCTTAGTTGTATCCCACTTGCGTGGGAACTGCTGAATATCTGTCATCAACCTAGAATCTAGCATACCTTACCTCCCCGTAAGGTTTGGAACAGTGGGGGCCGTAGGGAAAGCCCCCACCATTCCGAGAGATGTCTGCTAGGGTCAGCCATCCCTCATTAACGCGAGTCTACTCATCAGGTCTTCAATGTCCTGTTCAGATAGATTAATGGAACCTACTTTTTTAGCATTCCAATTAAAGCCGCCTTCCTCAGTATAAAGAGGGCCGCTGAAGATGTCGATATCTTTCGACGTGGCTGTTATCCGTAGGGACAGGGAGTCCCCACTAAGAAAGAAAATAGATGCCATATTAGAGGTCCATGCCCCTTTCACGCTTATCTGCGCATGAGCAGCAGTAAGCGTATTGAGGCTGTATCATAACCTTTCTTCCACACCCTGCACATTCTTTCTTGACGTTAGTCTTTTGTACTTGCCGATAGAAGGCTCTCATATCAGCATCTTCCATACTACCCCATTCTCCGAAGTTGTCATCATAATATCCTGGCATTAGGCATCCTCCAGCTTCTTCATTCCTTCTTCCTCCCCAGTCCCATCATATAGGAGTTGAGCTACTTTATCCAAGTCTGCGAACGTCCCGCGTTC